ATGCGACTGCCCCGGATGAACATCCAGAGGTTCATGGTCGCCCTCGTCTTCCTCGCCATCGTCTTCTGGGCAGGGCCGGTCTTGCTGCCCGAGGCCGTGCGGCGTTGGAATGTCTGCTACCGCAAGGCCGCGTACTATCAAGCCGAGGCCCGATCGTGGCATGCGGAGGCGATACGGCGTGCCGTTCGGTCGCTGCCCGATGAGGGGAGGATGACCCGTGAGGTGGCCGAGCACTACGCTAGGGCGGCCCGGAGATACCGCCGCTCCCTCGTGATACCCTGGGATTTCTGGTCCCTGGGTGGCTACTTCCCTTCAGAGAACTGGGAGCTTCCGTCCCCCAGGCCGCCCGGCCGCCCAGGATTTCGGGGGAAACCGCGTTAACGTGCTTAGTCATCCCGGACCACGACCAGAGACGGGAGGTGGCACCATGCGTCGGCCTCAGTTTCGGGTGGGCACGCTCGCACTACTGGTGGTGATCGTCGCCCTCTCGGCGGCCCTGGTCATCCAACGACGGCGGGAAACGGCGTTGCGGGCTCGACTGGAGGCCATGCAAGTGGCGTGGGAACGCGAGAGGCAAAAATCGGGATTCCTGGAGGCCTATCGTCAATCCACGATCATCGACATCGGGGCCGAACAAGCCGCTGAGAAGAAGGCCGACTAGCCCGCGTCGACGTGTACGGGGGCCGGGTCGATCACTGATGATCCCACTCCCTGCTCCAAAGCGGGACCACCGTCCGTCGTCTGGGCCGTGATCGCAGCCCACTTCGGTTCGGGCAACGGGCAGGACTCGCTGGCCATTCTTAATTTGGCCGAAGTCCGACATCCACAATGCTTACATCTTCGCTGGTCGGCGTCGTACTGGTCGCACCCCTGGCAGATCGCGAGACGTGCCTGATGGGTCTCGTCGTCGACCGTCTTGAATCCCGACTTGGCGAACCCCACGAGGGCCTTGCCGAGGTTGCCGGCCTGGGTGACGATCGACGGGTATTCGGCGGGGGGCTTGCCCTGGAGCTTCGCCGACTGGTTCGCGAGCCATAGTTTTTCGGCGTCAGACCCGACGGCGAATTTACACGCGAAGTCGTAGCCAGGCCGCTCGGCGACGCACTGGCCTGCGATCGGGCACGCACTGCACTTGCTCATACAGCCTCGCTGATTACGACGGTCTCGCATGGAGCCGATCCCGACCACGAAGTGAACGCAGGACCGGGGCCGTAGCCGTTGCCGGCCGGGTTGATCGTCGCCGTCATGTTGAACGGTACGACGCTGTTGACGACATAGGACGTCGACCCGCGAGTCTCCCAATTGATCCCGCCCACGCTGATATTGCCGAACAGATCCTCGCAAGTCGCATTCATCCTCCACGACCTGGAAGAATCGTTGGTCCCGCAGTCGGGACAGACGGCCCCGCTCTTGAAATCCAGACGCTTGACCCCGGCGTTCGTATACGTGCGATAAAAATATCTGACTACGCCGAATCCCGACGTCAACTTAAGCGTCAACAATGTGTTGATGGGATGATTGCCGATGTCGGTAGGCGGGAACGTCTTGATTCCGCCTCCGGTGCAAGTCAAGCAACTCGTCGTCCCCGCAAGCGACACGTCGTCCATAGGGACTTCAAGGCATTGATCTTGCCCGCAGCCGACGGGGTCGATCTCGAACGCGTATTCGCCGGTGCAATCCGTCCAGGTCAGCGACGTCGATATCGGATAGGGATTGTCCGGGAAGCCGCCTAACCCTGGGAAACAACAGCCGTATCCGTCCGCCGGCGAGAGGTTGACGCCCTGGCCCCACGGGTCGCACAGCCCGAGGATGTCGACGCTGCCGGACTTCGGCTTAAACCTACCGCTGCTGTGGGAGACTGACCACAAAGTGACGCCCGTGCTGCTCAGGGGGATCGAGGCGTTGCCGTCGCCGTCCGTCGTCGCCGATCCGCTATTGGCCCCGCTCAGGGTGACCGTCGCCCCCGGCAGAGGACTTCCGTTGCAGCCCCCTACGCTGAACTCGAAGAAGGCTCCCTCCGAGCAATTGATCGCCCCGACGAATACCGAAGCATCGTCGCCGCACGCGACGTTGGCGGTCTTCGAGAGAGACGAGCACCCGTCCTTGGACGCCGTGACCGTGTAGTAAGAGGGTTGGATGTCCTCGAAACACACTCCGCTCGTCTCGCCCGTGTTCGCCGACGCCGTATAGCCCGGCCGACTGATCGTGACGTCCACGTTGTGGCTGTCGGTGAAGTCGCACTCGGCCCCGACGGACACACATAGTCGGGTCGTCTGGTCGCACGAGGGGCCGCACCGGCATTTGCAAGGTCCGAAGAGTGGCACGTCAGGACTCCGTCGGGCAGTCGGCGTTCTGGAGCCACCACTGGCCCGAGATCCAGGCCACGAAACAGGCCGTGTCGACGCTCACGTCCGCGTCGAGGGCGAACTGGTTGTAGCAGTCCACGGGATCGCCCGACTCCACCCAGGCGTTCGCGATGCGATCGAGCACGAAGATTTGGACTTGGCCCATGCCGGGCGACGCCCACGTGCCCGTGGGGATGGCGGTCGTGACCTTGGCCCGCATCACGCCGGGCTGCCAGTTGTCGACCCGGGCACGCCGCTGGTCCGGCGTGTAGTCGCCCTCGGCCCGCTTGACGGCCTTCGAGATCCGCTGGCCCTGCGTGGGGGTGATGGCGATCCACCGCATCAGACGCCCCCCGTGATCGTGAAGAGATTCTCGGGCAGGTCGAAGAACGAGAAGTCCGCGACGGGGTAGACGTCGAACACGAGGTAGCCTTGCTCGTCGTCGGGGTCGTACTTGCCCTTCGAGGTGAGCGGGACCGGAGAGGACACCGGCGAACCGTCGACGATGACCTTGCGGACGACTCCGCCGACCTTCTCGCGAAGCCCGGTGTTGAGGATCACTTCCGACCAGCCGTTGTCCGTGATCGTGCCGTCCTCGGCCGTGCGGATCGGCTTGAAGGCGAAGACGAGCGTCTGCTCCCATAGCCAGCCGTAGTCTGCGTGGAAGACCCGGTCGCCGGTCAGTTCCTTGCAGAGCACCGTGCCTGCCGAAAATCCCTGCCAGTCGAATGCGTTGATGTGGTCCTGATAGTCGAACACCCAATTGGGATCGAAGTTGGCCAGGGTCCTCGTGACGGTGACGATGGGGACCGTGTAGGGGCGGGTCAGCGTGGGGTCGAATGGATCCCCCACACCTGCATTCACGATCGGCTTCCCGTAGCGGTCGTAGATGCAGGCGATCTCCATCCTCTCAGACCCCCACCGGACCGTCGGCGGGGCCATCAGGGGGTTGACCGTGAACGTGTTGTCGGCCTGGGCCCCGTCCTGGTCGGTCGGCTTCCTCTGGGTGAAGTCCATCGTGACGATGTACGAACGGCCGTCCTCGGCTTCCTTATCGACGGACACGCCGGTCAGCGTCGAGCCGAAGTCTACTTCTGTCGGATCGGTCAAGGGGAAGCGGTAAGGCGAGCCCACGTCCATATTGCACGCGAGTGCCGCCGCCCGCGGCCCGATGTTGACGTCGTCGGTCACGACTCGGACTTGAAGGGTATAGTCTCGTCCCCCGTCGACGGACCAGTTCAGCCGCCCCGAGAGCTTGGTTTCATCGACCGAAATGATGGGCATGTAAATCTCAGAGCGTGAGGGGCGTCAGGGTAGGGCCCTTGGCCACGGACTTGTGGATGTCCTTCAGGACCGCTACCGACTGCTTGACTGCGTCCGCCGTGTCCTTGGTGTTCTTGGCCGTCGGGTCCTTCGTCTCGCCGCCGTAGCGACTCCGCAGGATGACCGAGGCGGCCTCGACCGAGCCCAGCTTGAGGGCCGCACCGAACGGCTTCTCGGCCTTGCCCTTCGACGAGTCGCCACCCTCGCCGGTCGCCATCGACTTGCCGGCCAGTGCCGCGACGGCGTTGGGGATCTTGGAGGCCTCGGCCTGGAAGCCCTTGACCTTGTTGCGGACCTTCTCGAACTCGTCGCCCACCGTCTTGAAGGCCCACGTCCTGGCCATCTCCGCGGAGAACGCCCGGCGTGCCTCGGTCAGCTCGTCCTTGAAGGCCTTGGCGAAGCCCCCCAGACGATCCGCAATCCCCGTGGACGTGCCGAAGACCGCCTCGGCCACGCCGTCCCAGACCTTGGCGACCTCGGCCGCACCGTCGACGAAGACCTTGAAGACTTCCTGGAAGACGAGCTGCCCGGACTGGAACGCGAGCGAGACGCCCTGCCAGGCCGTGGCCAAACTGCCGACCGCGACCTCGATGAGGTTGACGCCGGTGAACGCCCCGCCGAGGCTTTCCGTCCAGCCCCCGATGGAATCCTTCGACTGGTTCCACATGGCGGTGATGGCCGCGATCGAGGTGTTGATCCCGCCGAGGACCTTGCCGGCGATCGGTGCCAGGCCGTCTCCCAATGTGGTGATCAGGTTCTCGAATCGACCCGACAAACTCTCGATCTGGGCCGCCGTGCCGCCCGCCGTGTCGGCCGCGTTGCCCTGTGCGTCCGCCAGCCCCTTGTGGATGAGCGAGGCCGCCGCCGCGATCTTGGCCTGGTCGCTGATCTCCTTCGAGGACTCGGCCAGCCCCATCGCCAGGGCCTCGGCCTTGATCTTATCAGCAGTTAAAAATATACCGAAATCACGCAGGGGTTCGGCTTCACCGGCCAAGCCCGACCTGATCTTCTGGAAGGCCGTCTCGAAGTCAACATTGAAGAACCGCGAGGCGTCGAGGGCGAGGTGGTTGAATTGCTTGGACAGGGCCGCGACGTCATTGTCGCCGAAGCCGGCCCCCTTGAAGAGGCCGCCGAGCTTGCCCGCACTGTCGAGCATGCCGTTGAGCGAAACGCCGAATGCGTCGGCCATCTGGCGGGCGTCGGCCTCGACCGACTTGCCCTGAGAGCCGAAGATGGCCCCGATCTTGCCGACGCTCTCGGCCAGGTCGCTCGACGACTTGACCATCTTGCCGATCGCGAGGGCACCGGCCGCACCGATCGCCGCCGCGAACGCACCCTTGACGATCGACGACGTCTTGAGGACGCCCTCTTTGAAGGACGCGACGGCCGACGAAGCCTGGCCGAGGTCCCTCTTCAAGGGGGCCGGGTTGGCACTCATCAGTAGGGCGATCTTGCCGATCACGGCCATCAGCCGTTCCTCACGATCTCGTGGATGCCCCGCTTGATCTCGTCGAGGGCCACGTCCTTGGCGGTCTCTCCCGCCGACGAGAACGCCTCGGCCATGAACGGGTTGGGCTCGGTGTCCGAGGTGCCGTACTCGACCTGTGCCGGGTAGTAGTGCTCGCCGTCGAACTTCCGCTCGTTGGGCCTGACCTCGAGGGCGATCGTTCCACGCTTGCGGGACTTGGCCGCCCTGATCACGAGGCTGTCGCGGAGATTGCCCGTGTCGACGGGGGCCCTGCTCTTGGCCTCGTCCAGGAGGGGCTTGAGGCCTTTACGCATGGCCTGTCGCAAGATCTTCTTCTCGACCTTGGAGCCGAGTTCGTCGAGGGCCTTGATGATGTCGTCCGCCCCGGTAATCTCGATCTTCACTGGAGTGCTCTTTCGGCTTCGGGCTGGTCTTTGGAGCGGAGAGGTGGGCAGGTCGACGTCCCCACTCCCTGCTCCAAGGCGTGATCACGGGCGACGGACGGTCTGGTCTACGACTCGGAAGCACGTTTGGAAGGACGCCGTCAGGGCTTTGACCGACTCTTCGGGCGACAACTCAGAAGGCTTGCAAGGGTTCGGGTAGACGTCCTCGATCGTCAGGACGTTCTTCAGGTTCCCCGACGCGTTGGCGACCATGCAGGTAATCTGGGCGGCGTCCAGTCGGGGGTCGGGCAACCCGAATACCTGGTGATACGCCATCCACTCCGAGAGTTCAGTGGAGGTCAGCGTCATCGACAACTCGCCCACGGTCTTGTGCAGCACGACGGCCAGCTTGAAGAGGAATTGACGCGTCGGCTGCTCGATCAGTTTTTTGAGAGTTCCTCGACGTCATCGGCCGACATGCGGTTGACCTTGTTGGCGGCCAGGGCGATCTCGGTGAGGGCGTCGGCCGGAAGGCTCGACAGCTTGGGCACGTCGCCGGGGCCGAACAGCAGGACCCCGTCCGCGTCGCACACGGTCGCCGCCGCCATCCGGGCCCGGAAGTCGTTCTCCCCGGACTTGATGTGCTCGACCTCGAAGCGGTCGCGTTCGCCCGCCGTCATCTCCTTGACGTACACGGAGCCGCCGAGGATGGGGACCTGGACCTCGCGGAGTTCGGGCTTGAGGGCGAAGAAGCTTTCACGCGTGAGCATTGGTGAGTCCTCAGCTGGCGGTCGTGACGGCCACGGTCCCGGTGATCTTGATGGTGAGCGATGCGGTGATCTTGTCCTCGGGGCCGCCGCCGCCGACCTCCATCCCGGTGGCGAAGCCGTCGAACGTGAAAAGCGTGGCGTCGGGCTTCGTCGGGAAGGCGACCTGCCATGAGGCCACCTCGGGATCCTCGATGAGGTCCTTGAGATCGGCGTGGGTCGCATCGGCCGGATCGAAGTTCAACTCGAATTTCATCTCGCCGCTGTCGGGGATGCCCGGGCGATACTTCTTCGCGTCGTCGCTCAGGTTGGTCGTCTCGATGCTGGCCACCTGCCAGGTCGGGCCGCCGTACGAGGTGACTTGGGCGAGCACCGTGTACGTTTCGTCGCCGGTCTTCTTGAGGCCGATGGTCGTCTTGCTTGCGATGTACGTTGCCACTGGGGCGAACTCCTACGTGCGATGGATCGCGTTGAAGGTGAGGACGATCTGATGGAGGTATGAGTCGGTGCCGTTGCGTGGGTATTCGGGCAGGTCGCCCTCGTCGGTGCAGAAGAACCCCACAATAGATACCCCTCCGATGAGCCCGGAGTATCCGTCGAAAGTCTGGCGGACCGCCTTGGCCAGGGCCTCGGCCTCGATGTACTTCTTCGACCAGCACGAGATGCGGACGGTGGCCGTCGAGAGGCCGTTCGGCCCCGAGAGGTCGCGGTCGAAGTCGCGGCCGACGATCTGGTAGGTGATCGACGGGTTGGCCTGTCCCTGGGGGCGGCCGTAGGGCGTGATCCGATCGCCCACGACGCCGGCGACGGACGACGAGGTCGACAACCGGTGATGGATCGCCTCCCGCAAGGTCGTGATTTCAGGCGGCGTGAAGGTGCCCAGGCCTGCCAGGATGTGGGATACGACCAACGCGGCGTGGCCGCCGTCGACGACGAACGTGCCTGATCCTGCGAACAACCGATGCGGGACGGACACGGCCCCCGAACCCGTATAGACCGGCGGGGAGAACGTGCCCACGCCTTGGAGCAGGGAGTTGGGCCTTGCTAGCAAACCATCGCCGGAGAACGACGGGGTGCCGGTGAAGCCTTGCCCATTGAAGCCATGGCGGACGCCGAACGAGCCGCTGCCCGTGTAGATGGGGGCCTCGAAGGTGCCCTCGCCCTGGACCGCATGCACGACGACCGTCGAACCGTCGCCGACGTACTCGAGCAGATAGTTTCCGTCGCCCGAGAGCACGCGTCCTGGCGTCGAGAGTGAGGCCGAACCCGTATAGACCGGGGCCGCGAACTCGCCGACCGCGTCGATGCGATGGTTGACGACGACCGCGGCGTCGCCCGTGTGGACGGGTAGGGGGCCGAAGCCGCCGAGGATGAGCCTTTGGGGCTTGCCGTACCCACCGACCACGATGGGATTGCGGACGCCCTGGCCGCCCCCCATGCCGAGGTTCGAAAGCAGGTACGGAATCAGCAC